AAAGATATTAAAGTTAAATTAGATAAATTAGATGATAAAATCAATAGGTAAATTAATACATTGAATATTGGACTGGACCTCCTCCATCGTCTTGTGGTAGAATATTATCCATTTGTCTACACACCTGTTTCGTGATGGGATTGTTAAAATCATGATCATAAAAGAACCATCTAGTATAGATTTTCTTAAGTATTTCACTAACATTGTTCTAACAATCGTAAAAATTAATCCCTTCAAAAATATCATTGATTATTCATTTTATAAAATATCTTTCTATATTATTGTCAAATTTATCAAAAAAAATTTTTTTGTATTTTCTATGGTTTTTAATAGGTTGATGGATCTATCTAGGTGTGCATGTATGTGACTGCGTTAAGGACGTCCTCATATGAGTACCCACATAGGGGAGGGATATGGAAATCCACCAAGCAATCCGAATCTCCATCAGGTGTGATAGAAACATTAGGAGGGACGGAACCTAGTGGGTTCAGGTTCAGTAGGTTGGTGATGTTACGTCCATCCTTCCCGATGATGATTCCGATATTGGCTGGGTCCGTGGGGATCTTGAAGCGGTAGGTGGTTGAGATAGCATCTTGGTAGGCAAGAGACATTGTGCTACTCAACATCGCGCTAGTGTCGAGTTTCTTATAGATCTTGGTAGCTTTCCATACATTCCTGCCCTGAATGTTTGATACTAGGTCCATGAGATAGAATGAGTGGTGGGAGATAGGGTCCGTATTTAGACCGGTAGGGATGAAGACATCTCCAGGATTTCCCGCAATGGATCCGATAAAGAACCCATGCTTCTGAATAGTGACCCTGACAACCGTTGTGATTGTCTGTGGGACCACGAATTCGTCAATATCGGCCTTGTGCACAAATTGCTTAGTCTCATCCAGGACTGTGCGGTCAAAGTCATGTTCAAGAAGGTCCGCAAGGTCATCCAACATATCCTCGTGGTAATCTCCCTCTTGCTTGGACTGCATTAGGAGAAAGTCAATCTCGTCGGTGAGAGAAAGGTGTTTCTTAGCATTCTTCCCATGGATACGGGTCGCCCAGGTGTCTTTGACTGGTTTCAAGATAACCTGTCTATCTGTGTCCAGGACTTCACGAGGCGTGAGGATACCAATCTCCTTGGCCTTGTCCAGGTCTTCAGATTCGACAGTCATGATAGGGAGGGATCTCAGTAGCTGGACCATTGGTTCGAGTTCTCCAGACTCCATTGCCTCGGTGATCAGCGAAGCTGGATACCCAGTGTCAAAAGCAAGACGATGGAGATCACAAAGACTCATGTTCCTGAGTTCAGAGACCTCTGGCAGCTTGTAGGCACCGGCAGTGAAGTTGAGAACCAAAACCATGTTTGATCTGAGTGTTTTGAGCGAAGTGAGTATTCTTTCGGAGAATTAGTAGTTGTTCTTTTTCGTTTAGAAGCAGTATGTGGTGTTATTATTGAAGTATCTCTATCTCAAATTTTTTTTAAGAAGATCACTTTTTGGATCTTTCATATTTTTCTATGAACTCTGATATTTCACAATTCAGTTCTAAGACCTTCATTTCGATCTCCCATGAATATCGTTTGATCGGTAATTGTCTAATCCTATTAATATTCATTAATAATCTTAAAAAAATATTGTTATACATTTATTATATATAGTCTAAAGTCTATAAATAAAGTTATCATAGGTTATTCATAATATGGTTAATCATGATGTTTTGATTATCCATCATATTTTGAATAAGGAGGTTGTTATTAGCATTGTTATACATCATATTGATATTTAGTTGGATATTATGGATGAGAGTAAGAATGTTTTGGATATCATTGTTATTCATATTGTTATTAGTAATGATAATTTGAAGAGCATTAAAGATTTGGTTCAGTTGAACCTGAAGTTGGTTATAGTTATTATTGTTATTGTTAATAGGATTATTAATGAGATGGTTAATGTTATTAATATTATTGTTCATATTGTTGATATTGTTGTTATCCATTTGTTATAATTTAGAATAATTTATAAATCAAATTTAAATTTGATTTAGTTATTGAGAAACATTATAAACTTATCATATTATGGAATTCATGCTCGCGAAAGAATACACACAAGATATGAAAATGCCTAAATCTCTTGTTGGATATAGTCCACCTATTGGTTGGCTACTATCTGAAAAGTATGACGGATATAGGGCGAGATGGATCCCTGAAAAGAGAATGTTCCTATCACGTAATCAGAAAGAATTTATTGCTCCAGAATGGTTTAAGGATGAAATGCCTAATGTAGATCTAGACGGTGAACTATTTGCTGGTAGAGAGAACTTCCAAGTAATGGGAACAGTTAGAAAGAAAGTCCCAGTGGACGAAGAATGGAAAAAGATAAAGTATGTTGTATATGATTTACCAGAAGAAGAAGATACGTTTGAGAATAGAATTATCAAACTAGAACAGATTATCAAGGATAACAAATCTAGTACAGTTATTTATACTAAACAAATCAAGGTCACATCTATTGAACAGATGGAGAAAATCTATAAGAAAGTATTAGAAAATGGTGGCGAAGGTATTATGATCAAGGACCCTTCATCCGAATATGAAGACAAACGTTCTAACTATATGCTGAAATACAAACCATCATTTGATTGTGAAGGAGTTATTGTTGATTATCATACAGGTAAAGGTAAATACACAGGGATGCTTGGTGGGTTCATCTGTAAGCCTTTGATCAACTATGATAGTTATTCTGTTATCGATCCGTCAGAGAACCATGAGTTTAGGATTTCTGGTATGGATGATAGTATCAGAGATACGTATAAACTAACACATCCTGTTGGAACTATTATCACATATCAACATTCAGGTAAAACAGATTCAGGTAAACCTCGATTCCCTAGGTATCTGAGAGTTAGGGATGATATTATTATTAAAGAGTTTACTATTTGTGACACAATGAAAAATCTAGTTATCAAGATATTTGAAGCGTTGATGGACTATGAATATTCTAATGGAGAAAAGTTCAAAGGTTCCTCATATAAGAAAGTAATCCCAAGTATCAAGAAACTAGGTTCAGATATGGATATGACAACTGAAAATCTCAAAAGTATTAAGGGTGTTGGTAAGGGTTTACTTGAAAAGATAGAACAGATTATGGAAACAGGGACATGTAATCTATATGAAAAGATAAGAGATATTGTTGATCCTAGAAAAGACTTTATGAATATCCACGCTGTAGGACCTAAGAATGCTCAAAAACTGGTTGCTTCGGGATTCACAAGTATTGATGATCTAAAGAATTGTCCAAATATTAAAGATCATCTAAATGATATTCAGCTACTTGGTCTAAAACATTATAATGATATGTTGATCCGAATCCCTAGAGAAGAAATTATCAGACACGAAAAGTATCTAAAAACTATCATTAAGATATTAGATATGCCTAAAGGGTCTATTCAATTCACTATTGCTGGCTCGTATAGGAGAGGAGCGGTTGATAGTGGTGATATTGATATTCTATTCTCAAGTAAGACAAAGAAACAGTATGATGAATTTATTGATAAACTAAAAGAATCTAAGTATATTGTTGATGATCTAGCACGCGGTCCAAAGAAATATAATGGAATGTGTAGGTATGGACGTAATCCTTGTCGCCGTATTGATATCATGTATACGAAACCGTGTGAATATCCATTTGCAATCTTATACTTCACAGGATCTATGGAGTTCAATACTATTATGAGACAGAAATGTTTGGATGAGGGATTATCTTTGAATGAGTATTCATTGAAAGATAATAATACTAAGAAAGTAGTAGAACATGAATTTATAGTAGAAAAAGACATATTTGATTATTTAGATATGGAGTATGTTGGACCAGAAGATCGTTAGTAAGCATCCCTCCAATCGATGTCTTTGTCAGTTGCTCCGGTCATGTTCGATCCCATATTACTAGCAGCATTTTTAGCAGAGTCTTTCATGTCGCTAAGTTTATTTTCCATACCTGGAGGAAGCTTACCAGCTATCTTACCGAATAGAGATCCTAAGTATCCGGATGTTTTCAAATATTCTATAACTGTAATGAACACAAATATATAAAAATATCCACCAGTATATTTTTCTCTACATAAAAAGAAATAAAAGTAAAATCCGAATACTAATATAGGGTGATGTGTTTCATCTGCTAAAATATTGAATAAACTCAAATGTTCCATTGATGGTATCTTTCCTATTATAGATTCTTTAAATCCAACTTTGTATTTATATAATAAGATATACACAAATATAGAGAAGTATACCAAGAACCATAGTATGTTCTGCACCATATCTCCTGGTTTTGATATATCTATAAGAGTTTCACCCCATTTTTTTATTTTTTTACCATAATAGTTGCCCGTATCAATTGTCAAGTAAACGATTCCATCAATTCTATAATATAATATCATTATTAAAATTGATAAACATATTGTAGTTACTTCTGGATATTTTTTAAAATCTATTCCTAAATTCATATTACGTAAAAAATTCATCCCCATAAGTCCATTTGATGAGTTTGTATTTTCTCCAATCCCAATTGCTGCCGCCTTATCGATTTGAACATTTAACACTATTTTAAAAATCAAAAATATAAATGTAGTTACAATTAATGAACAAATAGTATTCAATAATAGCCAATTCGTATCAACTTGTAAATTGTCAAAATGTTCTTCAAACCATTTTTGGGGGTCTGCTTTTGGATCAATCTTATTTGCTATCCACGATGATGCTCCAAATATCATCCAAAAAATACCAGATAAACCTGTTATTATGAGTATACAATCTTCAAATACCATAGAATAATGATATCCAAATAATATTGATATAATAAATATTATCATAATTACCTTGAATAATGTAGTTTTATAATCTGGAGATATAATAGATTTTAAAGCACGATATATTGATGCAATGAATGAATATGCCTTAGGATATTCGTCCGCATCAATACCTATGGATTTTGACATAGCTTTTGTAAATTCACGTGGTACATATTGATCTGTAAATTTTCCAAAACCAAAATTTACAGGCATATTATTTATAAATAATCCCATAATAATTGCTACTGGTAATATTAAATGTATATATTCTATTAATAAATATTTGAGATGTTCAAACATATATATATACCTATTATATTATTTTTATTTTTTAGGTTTTACAATAGTTTTCTTATCTTTACAACAATTAATTCCATCATAAGCACAGTGATTATAATTTCCTCTGATTTGAAATAATTTATTATTTCTCTTCACATATTTACATCTACAACACTTACCTGAATCATTATTTCCTTTATTTTCTTTGGAATATTTTTTCTTATGAGTTTTCATCATTCTATTATTCCTTTTAGAACAACCCTTATTACATTTACCTAATTTGTTTTGAGTTTCTTTAAGTTCTTGTTTTTCTTCTACAGTCATACTTTTTACAAAGTCGTTATAGGATATATTTCGGTGTCTTTTTATCTTATGTGTTTTCTTACATTTTTTCCAACAATTACCCTGTTCTTTATACATTTTTTGTTCTTCTCTCTTAAAACCACCACCTCTCTTATTCCTAGTTTTATTCTTCTTATTATTATTATTATTCTTATTCTTATTCTTATTCTTATTCTTATTCTTATTCTTTTTATTTAAAGACCGTTTAACAGCTATAGCAGTGGCACTTAATCCAAAAAAAGTAGCAATAGACGACCCTACAGCTGGTACAGCCGCTAAACACGGGACACACGGTAATACCATAATATATGTTATATTTAAATATTATTTATATTTGTTAGTATATTATGGGAAATACACCTTCTAATGATAATTCACATACAAATCTTTATAATCAATATATAAATGAACAAAAAAGAATAATTGCAGCACAACAAGAACAGATTAATAATTTATCAAGAATGAATATATCACAAAACACTATTAACACTAATGTTCCACCTAATATTCTTCTTCAACAGATGAATACAAACCAAAATAATATGAGCCAACCAGTTGGTTCAACAAATAATATTCCTAATCAACAGATTCCACAATTACCACAGATAACGGGTCCAGACACCCAAACTAAGCTAAACCCGTATAAGATTTTAGGAATAGGAAAGAATTTTGATGAAAAAACTTTAAAGAAAGCATACTTAAAAAAAGCATTAGTACATCATCCTGATAGAGGTGGGTCACCTGTGGAGTTTCAAAAAATATCTATAGCTTATACACTGTTATTAAAAAAACTATCAGATATAAATAATAATCATCTACATAATGATTTAAGAGATAATAGTAAAACATATATGTCTGACCAATCTTCAAATAATATGAGAAATACTAATATGACAGATAATTTTGATGCTAATTTATTTAATAAAATTTATGATGAAAATAAAATAGATGGAGCATATGATAGAGGTTACGGTGATTGGATTGAAAAAACTAATGATACCAAATCGATTGAACAACCTAAGATGTTTAATAAATCATTTAATAAAGATTTATTTAATAATGAATTTAATAAATATAAAGTTCAACAACAAAAACAATCGGGTGCTCAGGTTATCACTTACGATGAACCTCAAGAAGATATTTCTATGCGGGGTAAAGATTCGTTAATGTTATTAGGACAAAATAATGTATCTGATTTTAGTGGACAGTCGTCCGGCGGTTTAAATTTCAGAGATTATAAAGATGCGTTTACTAATTCATGTTTAATAGATGAATCGTCTGTAAATATAAGTGATAGATCTAATAATATTAATTCTATGAAAAGTTCAAGAACTAATGTTAATTATAAAATGTCTAGTGAAGATTTAAGAAAACAAGAATTACTTAGAGTTAAATCTGAACATTATGAACATAAAAGATTAGAAAGATTAACTAATTCAGATAATAGAGCGTTCACCATGTATGATAAGATTCACGATAGAATGCTTCAAAGGTAATTAATTAATACCCATACCTCTTCTGTTAATAAACTGTCTTTGATTTTCTGTAGTACACACACAACCAGTTGAGGTTGAAAATGTTGAAGGACAACAGTCTGGACTTGATTTATTAAATGTAAATGGAAATAAGCTTTTTGGGGATCCAGGTTCTCCATCAATCGAAGGCCCAATATCTAAACCTAAAGTCTTTTTACATTTTAAAGGGTTTTCGTTTCCTTGATAAACACAAACATCTTTTTCTGTTGATAAGGAATTCGTTTGAAGTTTTACATATTCAGATTTAGGATTACCAGTTGTCAACACTAAATTATCATAAGGTCCCATTTGATAATCTGTTAATGAACTAATAGGTAAAATAGTATTAGTATTATTACTATTGTTAGAATTTTTACTATTGTTATTGTTAGAATTTTTACTATTGTTATTGTTATTGTTATTGTTAGAATTTTTACTATTATTATTGTTATTGTTAGAATTTTTACTATTGTTATTGTTATTATT